ACGGCTGTTCTGGAACGACCGGATGGGCTTTCGCTTCTGCACGACGCCCGGCGGCGTAGCAACTGGCGAAGGGGCCGAGTACCTTATCAGCGACGACATTCTTTCCGCCGAGCAAGCCCGCTCCAAGGCCGATCGCGAGCGTGTCTATCGCTTCTGGACGCAAACGATGGGCACCCGGTTCAACGATCCGGAAAACGTAGGGCGGCTGATTACGGCGCAGCGGTTCGATCGCAACGACTTGACAGGCCGGATGATCGCGGAAGAACACGGCTACGAAACGTTGATCCTGCCGATCAAAGCTGAACCCAATCGCTTTTGGTTCCCGGATCGCGACGACATTACAACGCGGCCCAAAGACTACATCGTCCCGACCAAGCTCCAGCGTGCCGATCCCAAGCTGTTCGACAACCGCAAGCCCGGCGAAATCCTTTGGCCGGAACGGTTCACCGAAGCGGCGGTCAACGACTTGGTCAAGACGGTGCAAGGCGGCGTACCGGGGCAGCTGTTCCAGCGCCCGTCAATCGAAGGCGGATCGGTCATCCGGTCGAAGCACTTTCAACCCGCTTATCTGGTTTGGGAAGACGGCGAACAATGGTTGGTGCTGGGTGACGGGTCGCCGGAAAAACCGGCTAAAAAATTTAAGTCGAAAGAATGCTTCTGGTTTCAAACGTGCGATACGGCAAGCTCGCTCAAGGAGTCGGCGGACTGGACCGTCGTCGGCACCTTCGCCAAAACGCCCGGCGGCGACTTGGTCATTTATCACATTTTCCGGGAGCGACTTGAGTACCCCGACCAATGGCCGGCGCTCAAGCGGTTGCGGCTGGGGACGAACGCTTGGGACCGGGACAAAGCGGTATGGCGCTTTCTCGATCCCCATGCCGCGCCGAAGTGGCCGTGCGAAATTTCATGGCAGGGGGTCGAACCGAAGTCTACCGGCGAAGCCTTGCTTCAAGCCGCCCGCCGCGAAGGCGTTCCGCTGCGCCGGTTGAACGTCGAAGACGGCGACAAGTCGAAGCGCGCGGCGTTCCTTGTCACCATGTACGAATCGGGACAAGTCTACCATCTGGCGTCCGGGACATGGCGACCGGAGTTCGAAGACGAATTGACCGACTTCCCCAACGGAGCGCACGACGATCAGTTCGACGTGGCCGCTTACGGGGCGATGTACTGCGTCCAAGACGCGCTGACGACGTATCATGGCGACTTGGTTCTAAGCGATCATGGCCAGTCGCCCGCAACTGACTCTACGGTTCCAGACGTCTTCAAAGCTCGCGAGCAGCATATCGAACGATCGATTGACGACTTGCTTGAAGCATTGAACAAGCCGCCCAGGCCGGTCGCTCGTAAGATCGAACCCGATGGTACGATCCATTTGGCCGATGATGACCACTAACCGGAGTTGCACGATGGACGATTTCGCAATAGGGATTTTGATCGCGATCGCGTTGTTGGCAATGGCGGTCGGATCGTTGGCCGTTCTGTACATCAAAGTCCGCAACGATCTTGACAAGCTGGCCGGCGGCGGATCGACTTACCTTAGTCTTGAGCAAGAGGGGCGACGGCTGGTCAAGACGCCCGGACCGCTCAAGCCCCGACCGGGCGACGTGCTGATCGGCCCGTGCGAGTCTTGCCGGAAGACGACGACTGGCTTAGTACGGAGGGACGGACCAACGCCCGGCTTGGTGTGCCCGTCGTGTATGCACGGATTGACGGCGGGCAGCTAAAACGTTTTACCCCGATGGAGCGGACGCAATGAGAGTCAGCAACAAAACGCTAGAGAACTTCTTGTTCCGCACCATGCCGATCGGACAAGCCGTCAACGTCGAACTGTTGTGTCGGTTGGTCGCGTTCGCTATGGACGTTTCGTACAAACGGGCTTACGCCAGCTTGGTCGCGATGCGTGATTGGGAATGGGTCGAATTGATCCACCCCGATACGGCGATGCTGACCGCTGACGGTGTCGCTTTCGTCAACGAACTACCACCGGACCATAGCCATGAAGCCGCTTGACTTCCCTGGAACCAATGTCGTCTTTGCCGCTAACCAACCGGAGTACCAGCCGCTTCCGGCCAAGGTCGAAGGCGGGTTGGCGACGACTTGCTGGCGACCGTCGTGGCGCGAGCTATGGCGAATCATTCGCTATCGCAAGATTTGGTTGCATCAATTGACCTTTGACAACCCGTTACAGCCGCAACTGCCTTCGACTTACGAAGACGCAGCACACTCTTAATCCCCAACGGAGTCGGACCCGTGCAAGCCATTGATGAAGTCGAAGGGATGGCGCTGACCAGCGAAATCCAAGTAACGACCGTTCAACAAATGGGCGGCGATGCGACGGTCGTCGCCGCTGCCAAAGCATCGGTGAGCGGGGAAGCGGCACTGGACTTCGCCAAGCCCGAATACAAAGACGGCAACCGGGGGCTGATCCGCTTCTTGATGAAGCAACGGCACGGCACGCCTTTCGAACATTCGGCGATTACCTTTTTCGTTCACGCCCCGATCTTCGTTTGGCGCGAATGGCACCGGCACCGGATCGGGTTCAGCTACAACGAAGAATCGGGTCGGTATAAGAAGTTGGAGCCGGTCTTTTGGGTGCCGCGGCGCAACCGGCCCATGTGCCCGGTCGATGGCTGGAAACCGGGGCGACCGAAGTTTCTGACGCTGGACGATCGGTACGAGCGCGAGTACGCGAAGGAGTTCGGCGCGGACCGGGTCATTGAGCATACCGCCAAAACCGAAGCGGACGATTGCTACGAACAACTGCTTGCCGGCAAGCGTCAAGCGTATGCCGTTTGTTACAACGAGTACAGCCGCGAGATTGCCGACGGTATCGCTTTCGAAGTCGCCCGTTCGACGTTGCCAGTTGCGATTTATTCGTCGTGCTGGGTAACGTGCAACCCGCGCAGCTTGATGGCGTTTTTGTCGCTGCGAACGCACGACGAACTAGCCAACCACGTCAGCTACCCGCAAGCCGAAATCGAAGAAGCCGCCCGCGCGTGCGAGTTGGTTTTAGAAGCCGGCTGGCCTTTGACGTACAACGCTTGGATGGAATTTGGTCGCGAAGCCCCGTAACAAAAGCAGCCGCGAAAAAAATTCGGAAAAAAATAAAAGACAAAATCTCCGCGAGCGATTATACTTTCATCGGATCGGTGTTGTGCCGATCCGCAACTGACCCGGAGCCTGCCATGAAGACCGCCATTGGTTTCGTCGTTGGGATCATGCTGACCGTCGCCGTGCTTACCGCTGTTCCCGAATGGGGCGTTACCGCCAAGTCGATCGACCCAACGCCCGAAACCTTGGAAGCCCGCTTGATCCAAATCCCCGACGGCTGTGTGCTGATCCATGCCCAAGGTTCGGTCATGGGTCGCTTCCCGGACGCGGCAACGGCGGAACGTTGGGGCAAGCAATCGGGTCGGTTCGTCAAAGTCACGGGGCTGCATTCCGGCGACAGGTTCTTCATCGTTTCGATCGAACGGACCCAAGACCAACCGACCGTAGGCGCGGTGTTCGCGGCGGTCGAAGAAGACGCCCCGGAAATCTTCGCCGAAGCTACCCGAATCCCGGAATACCGAAAATGAAAGACAACCTTGCTTTGGCGTTGTCGATCGTTGCTTTGGTCGTTTCGGTTGTCGTCTATATTCGGGTTCGCCAAATGACCAAATTCAGCTAAAACTTTTTACCCCGACGGAACCCCGACCATGCAAGAGCCGATCCCGCTTCTGTCGTCGCTCAGTGCCGTGAAGCTGTCCGCCCGTCAGTGCGACGCGCCCGGCTGTCGCGAGCCGTCGAACCATCAATGCACCGGGATCGACGCGCGAACCGAACTGCCCCGGACGGTCTACCTATGCGTTCGGCACATGGTCGAAACGTTCCGGGCCGGGCTGGCGGTACCAACGTGCGAAAGCTGCGGCAAGCGTCCGGCGGACAAGACCGACGGCCAAGGGTCGTTCAAGTGCAACATCTGCGCGGCGGCAACGACCCAGGCCAAGACGGCGATGACGGTCATGCGTGGCGGGGCACGGGCCGGGCGTAACGATCCGTGCCCGTGCGGGTCCAGACGCAAGCTCAAGAAGTGCTGCCAAGCCCCACAGCCAACGACCGGGCACCGCCCGCTGACGGCGCTGCCCAAGTTTGTTTTGGACGACATTAGCGCGCTCCCCAAGCCGTCCGTCGAAGACGTGTTGAATTCGCCCGCCGAAGCTCTGGTCGATGCTGTGTGCGACGAAACCGGCTTGGTTGGCGAAGACCGGGAAACTTACAAGCGGACGATCTTGGGCGACCCCAGCGCGGCGCGACCGGCTGGGGTTCTGACTCCGGGGTAAGCATGGCGTTCGTTGTGGACGGGGCTTTGACGACCAGCGACGACGCGACCGCGTTGACGTTGGTGCTGGACGTGCGGGGCGTGCCCTTGACGTTCCGGGAAAACAACGACGGCGACTCCCCGCCGTACTGGATCGTAACCGGGCCAGAAGGGGTCATGGCAGCGGGGCCGTCGGTTTGGCGGAACGCTGCCAAGTCGCGTCCGTCGGGGTGGTATCGCCAGTTCTTTTGGTCTGACAATCCGCGCCACAGATTTGGCTTTCAGCATTTGAGCGAAGCGTTCCGGGTCGTTGTCGCTCCCGATCAAGAACACGACATCTTGTCGAACCGTGTCCCGTCTACAGAAGTCGGGGTCATCCCCATCCCGTTCGATGAAGCGATCGTCAATACCCCGGTTCTGTACGGGGAATACTTCCCGCTGTTGCGATCAGAAACGTTGCCGCCCGGCTACCAATGGGGCGGCGTGTACATGGCCGAACGGGTCGGCGACAGCTATCACTTGCCGGCCAACTTCAACGGCGTTCACGTCAACCCCGATCCACGCGACGGCATCGAAGCGGTCCAGTTCGGTTGGTTCGTCATCCGCTTGGCCGAAGATCAAGCGGCAGGGCGGGTCGTCGGGGTGCGGTTGGAGTACGACGAGAGCCGTCACGGCTTCCGGGAAATGGATACGGTCGGGGTGCCCAATTCGACGGCGCTGCCGGTTGTCTTCGTGCGCGGGTACTCCGAACTGGCGGACAGCGTTCGCGATCGACTTGGCATGGTGGAAAGGTCGATCGTTTCTATCCCGTCAAACGCTGACGCTTTGCTTGCTGACGTTGGCTTGCGGATCGGCGTCGGCTTCCGCCCGGCGGTTTCACTTGCTGAGGCTGCGGAAGAAACGGGCGTTCATTCGATTGCCAATTTCAGCAACCCCGAAGACATTGACAACGATCCCGACATTGTGGAGTAGCCATGCTGGTTCACGTTACCGCCAAGATGACGCTGTTGAACGACCGCAAAGACAAGCTTACGTCGATGATCTGCCTGGAACGGCATCACGTTGGCTACCTTGTCTTCGAACGCGAACCGGGCGTCTTCGCGGTCCGCAAGTCGGCAGTCGGCCAATGGCTGTTCGCCCAATGGGACGGGGGCCGGGCGCTGACGCCCGGCTGGACCGGCGACGAGAAGAAGGCCGGCTTGTTTACCGGCTTGGCGAACACACTCGAAAAACTTGATGCCGCGATCGACGGCGAGCGGGCCAACCCAAGCCCCGCCGATCCCGCCTTGAATCGCCCTACGGTTCCCAACCCGGAGATAGACAATGGCCGACTTGAACCCGCCGTCAGCGCTCGACAAGACCGATCTACCGTTTGACGCGGCTTATCACCCGGTCAACATCCGACCGGTGTACAACCCCGGCGAAGCGGAACCGGGCGATGATGGGCTGGGCAACGGGCCAACGGTTGTTGGCGCTATCTTGCTTATCGCCATCTTGAGTCTCGTTGCTCTCATCGCCGGCCAAGCGGCAATGTGGAACGGCGAACACCTGCAAACGAGCGAAGGCTTGGTGCTGTACGCTTGGCACTTGCTTGGGATGGTCGGCAGTGCTATTGTCGCGTTGGTGTGTTTAGTGTTCGCGTTGGTGTGTTTGTTTATGTGCGGCGAACGTTCGCCCAAGCGGAGCTAAAACGTTTTACCCCATTGGAGTCGGCCCATGCGGAAGTTTCGAATCACCATCCAGATCGCAACGTGGCTACTGATCGGCGTAACGTGGTTTGCGATCTACAAAACGTATCGGGCCAATCAAGCGATCGGGGTAGAGCTTGGTCGGGCCAGCGAATGGATCGAAGCCGACAAAAAACGCGGCCCGGAAATCTGGCTTTGGGCAGCCCATCGCGATCGCGAATTGGACCCGACGACGACGCTGCATTCGGTCTTCTTGACCGCGCGCAACGAAACTATCTTGGCGACTCAGTATCATTTGCAAGCGTGCATTGGTCGATGGAACCGGGAGCCGTGGCGCGATCGGCCCAGCTTGTCGCTGGTCTTGCTGCACGTTGAACGGCACAATGAAATGGACGGCAGCAAGATGCTGTGTTGCACGTTCGCGGAATTCAACGAAACGACGGTGCCGCACAACGCCCAGGTCGCTTCGGTCGATTGGACTTCGGCGTTCGAACCGTACAAGCCCGGCGACGGCGTTACGATCCCACCACGAAAGGTAATGAAACGTGATGACTAAGCTCGATGAACTCCCCGCCGAAACGTTCGTAGTGTGCTTGCGCTGCGGCGGGCAAAAGATGGAAGCCAACCCGGAACGCCAAGGGCCAGATATCCGCTGCGCCAATTGCTTCGCCGCGATCGGCTGGCGGGTCGGCACGGACAATCTGGACTTGATCGCGGGTGCCGGGTTCGATTTGATGCCGCTGTTGCGGGCGGGCAAATTGACAACGACCGGGGTTGGCGGTGTCCAGACTTACGCTTGGGGAAACCGGGCCAAGCGGATCGGGGTCAGCAACGATCGACGCGAAGCTGACGCGCCCAACAACAGCCACAACATCGAACTGAACGCCAAAGAGCGGATCGACAAGGCCCGCTCGTCGGTTGTCAAGATGTTGACGTTTTTAACCAAGATGCTCAACAGCGTTGTCGATGCTGGGGGTACACTGAGCATCCATTTCAAGCTGCCTAGCGAACGCTGCGGAATCGACCCCGATCCCAACGGCGGCGCAGGCTACGTCCGACGGCGCAACACGGGCGATTTGCTCGCGACGATCGTCGCCCACACCCGCCAACCGGGGCCGGTTGATGACGGCGACTTCGTCTTCATCGACGTTCGGGGTTGCCCGCGTTGCGGGTCGGCCCATCCGGGCTTGGCGTTTTGGCCGTTTACCTGTTCGCAGCCGCGCGACCCGGACAACCCGGACAAGCCGTACACGCATTACGCGCCGTGCCCAGCGACCGGGGAACCGGTCTTGATGACGACTGACGCGACGACTGGCCCGCTCGCCGCAATCAACGAAACCAAACCACCAGAAAGAGCAGCCAACGATGGAAGCCATCGGACCATTGGAATCGATCCAGCCGCCAAGACCGGTTAGCGAATCCCTTCCCGCCAACGTGATTATCTGCGGGATGGGTAGTAACATGGAATGGGGCGACGGCTACGATGCAGCACTACGCGGCTGCCGTCGCGACGAAAACCCGCATCCGCCCGGATCGGCCCAGCATCAACGCTGGTCCGACGGATGGAAGGAAGCCAACGTCAAATGAACAACGCACGACCGACAACCCAGCCGCATCCGATCCACGCCGCCCGGCGCAATGCTGGCTTGCCCGAATGGCTGCCGTCGATCGTCGGGGCGTGGCGGTGGTGGAAGCGTGGCATCGCTGGCTTGTTCGATCGGGCTTACGTCCGGTTGAACGACGCTGGCGCGGCCCGCGATTTTTGGTTGGAACTGTCCAGCGCCCGTGGCCGGTTGAACGAAATGCAAGTCGAACTCGATCGGGCCGACCGCAACTTGACGGCTGCCAAGCGCGACGTAGAGCTTCGCGATGCGACGATTACCATCCGCGAGTTGGAAGTCCGCGAACTGACATCGGTAGTCGAACGCAACCGCACGCGCGTCGAAGCGGAAACGGCGGCTGCGATCGGCAACAAAACACAATCGGAAGTCGGGGTCCAACGTGCGTATGCACGGGAGCAACAGTGAGCCAACCGCCAACGTCCAGCGGGTCCAGTGGTTGCGGATGGTTCGTCGTGCTGTTTTTGGTTTGGGTCTTTTGCTGCGGCGGGTGCCCAGCCCAACCAACCGCCAAGCCGACGATCGCGACGACTTCGCCAACTCCAACGCGAATACCGTAGACAACTCTGAGCCGGGGTGCTATCATCGTCAGCACTCCGGCTAAATTATTTTACCCCGCGAGATTCCCCAATGGGTGTCCTATCGTTGGCCCGTGCGCAAGCCTACACGGACCATATCAGCCGGATGTATCAAGAACTGGTCGCCGTCGCCGGCATCAGTACCGGGTCGTCAGTCGCGGGCACGCTCCGCAACCTTGCCGATCAACTCTTGGAAGTTTCCGTCGGCGCGGATTCTTACGACGTTGAACACGACTTCAACGATGGGTCGATCGTCGTATCCAGCTACATCAGCGCCGACGAAACTTGGCTGCGCAACTTCCCGTTGTGCTTGGCCAATCTGGACGCCCATTACGCGGTGCATGGTACCGATATCGCTTCGACCATTACCACGCTTGATACGTTCATGTCGTACTATTCCGGCGGGGCCGGCGGGGCGCTGTACGCCAACTTACTCGACCCGTACTTCGCGGATTTGCTGCTGTTCGTCGGCGGAACGATCTTGACGCCAACCAACGTCTACGGCAAAGGCATCCACCCATCGCTCGATGCGACGGCAACGCTGGGGATGGGCACCAAAGATACCGCCGGAACGTTTACCGCCGGGGCGTCGTACAACGCGCTGTACAGCGAATTCGTCCCGGTCATCGAAGTCATTACCAACTTCGCGGGCGGCGGCGCGGCTCCAGCCATTTCGATCGCGGGCACCAACAACCTGGGCGCAGCCGACACTTGGACGGTCACGTTGGATAGCAACAACCCGGTATCAGCGCTTGCGACGACCATCACCCCAGCGGTCAGTATCATGGCCCGGCAGACCGTCGCTGTTGGTTCGGTATCGGGAATGTGCGTCGGGTCCGTGCTGACCGTCAACGCTGGCTTGGTCGATCAAGAAGTCATCGTTGTCGAAGCAATCATCGTCACGACGATTACCGCCGTTTTCCGCAAAGCCCATACCGCCGGGGCCGCGTTGACGGGCGTTCGTTCGTATGCGACAACGCCATCGGCGGCGACCAATCGACTGCGAACGGTTACGGGCATTACCTTGACCTTGTCCGGCCACGCTGCCGGCAAAGTGCGCGTATCCGGTCGCCAAGACCGGGTCGCCGTCTAACCCATCGGAGTGAGCAATGGCCAAGAATCGCAAAGAGACAAAAAGCGACGACGCGCCGCCAGTTGCCGAACCGGCTTCCGTCGTCGCGGTGCCGGGGTTGGCACTGACGACCGCCGACCCGTTGCCGCCGGGGCTGGTGGAGCTTCCCGAAGTCAAGAAGACTTTCGACGGGCCAAGGGAAATGGACTTCACGCCCAAAGCCAACGAAGGGCCAACGTCGATCCGCTTGGCGACGTTTTACGTTCAAGACGTCTTGGATCATGGCGACCAACGCCCGAAGTCAGCGCGGATGGTGCTGGTCGAAGACCCACGCATCGACGCAGGGCTGCGTCTGGTCGAAGGCAAGCGAGCGGGGCTTTTGGAAATCGACATCGGCCCGGACGGCGAACGCTTCATCAAACCAAATCGTTTCGTCCGTATTGCGTTCAGTTCGGAAACCGATCCGAACCCCAACCAAGACTAGATCGGCGGTCTGCGGGGCACGGAGAGCCCTTGCTATCGTTGTGACCGTAAGCGGTGAATCGACCAACCCGTTTTCCGCTTACGGCTCGTCTTCCGCCCGTTACTGACGGGTAAAACGTTTTACCCCGGAGCTTGCCATGCGTTCGATCGTTCGCGACTTCTCGGCAGCCGCATCCGAAAAATCGGCGGCGATGGTGCGCGGCCCATTCAATTCGGGCGGCGGAGGCGGCGGCAATCCGATCTTCGGCGGGTCCGGCGGCGGCGTCGATGGCGGCGGTCCGCTGCGGTCGCCGTCGCTGATCCATCACCAAGAACAATACCGGCACTACACCGGCTGGGTTCACGCTTGCATCCGCCCGATTGCACAATCGATCGCACGCCAGCCGGTTCGTATCGCGCGGGTCCAGTCGGCAGCCCAGCCCGTTCGCCAGCCGTCGGGGGTCAAAAGACCGGTCATTCAAACGCCCTACGGTCCATTCGATCGCGAGTATGCCGTTCGGCAAATGTACTTCAAGAAGCATTTGCCCGGCCCGCTCAAGCAGTACTACGAAACAGCGGAACTGCTCGAAAGTCATCCGCTCTTGGATGCGATCGACAACCCGAACGAATTGATGGTGCGGTGGTCGCTGATGTTCTGTCTGACCGCGTCATTGGAACTGACCGGCAAGCATTATTGGTGGGTCCGGTCGGTCGATGATCCCAACAGCCGGCTTGGCAAGCGGTTGGTGATTTGGCCATTGCCGTCGCATTGGTGCGCTCCCAAGCATACCAAAGACAAGCTGTTCGCGTATTGGGAAGTCCGCCCGGAAGGCCAAACTCAGCCCTTCAATGTCCCGGTCGAACAGATCGTGTATTTCTATTTGCCCGATCCGTCGAACCCGTTCGGAGCCTATGCGACATTGCAGGCTCAAGCCAAGGCGGTCGTATCCGACGAGTCGATCAGCGAAGCCCAGCGTCAGTCGTTCGCACGCGGCATCTTCCCCGGCTACGCAATCGTCGCTGGCCGATTACCGGACGCGCAAGGCAACGCGGGCATGGGCGAAAAGCCGCTGTTCAACAAAGAACAGCGGAACCAATTGCTCAACATGATTAAGCAACAATACCGGGGCGTTTATCACCACGATGAACCGATCATCTTGGATCAACTGATTCAGGACATCAAACGGATTACCAACAGCCCGCGCGAAATGGACTTCATGCAATCGGGGGCTGTCACCAAAGAACGCATCACCCAAGCCTTCGGTGTCAATCCGATCGTGCTGGGCCAAGTCGAAGGGGCGAACCGGGCATCGTCGGCGGCGGCGGCGGACCACCTGAACGATATCGCCGTCAACCCCAAGATCGAATTGATTTCGCAATGTCTGACCGCTTGGTTTAATCCGCTGTTCGCCCGACCCGGCGAAAAGTTGATCGTCTACCTTGAAGAAGCCTGGGCGACCGATCCGGATTCCGATCGGCTCGATTGGGGGATGCTGGCGGAACATTACGCTTGCAGCCGCAACGAACTCCGCGCCGGGTTGATGCACTTGCCGCCGATCCCGGACGGTGACGCGCTGTTGGTGCCGATGGATTTGATCCCGCTCGATATCACGCAAGGCCCGGATCGGCCCAGCGCCCCGAACCAAGTCGGCACCAAGCCGACCGGCAAGCATGTCGATCGCGTCTCCGATGAAAACTCGGTCGCGGAATGTCCGGTGCCGCTGGTCGAACAAAGCGAAATGTACGACTGCGGCGCAGCGTCGTCGCGATCGGTCGCCGAACTGTACGAAATGTGCGCGGGCTGGTCGGAACTCGACTTCATCACGGCGCTCGAATCGGATGCGACGATCGGCACCGAACCCGCCGACATTGTCGCTTTCTTCCGGCACCGGGGTTGCCAAGTGTGGAACGGTCCGCATTGGGCACCGACAGACCTTTGGCGGCACGTTCGCGCCGGGCGTCCGGTGATTTGCTGCATCCAAGGGATGACGTTTGGCAACGAACGCGACCGCGAAAACTTCGATAATGGTCATTGGGTCGTAGTCGATCATTTGACTGTTGATGGTGTTCGCTACATGGACCCAGCGACCGGCGGGCATGAATACGCGACGTGGTCGGATTGGTTGCGCAACTGGCGCGACCGCGGCGCGGATGGCACGTCTTACGAACGTTATGGGATCGCGGTCGGCTCGCCGCCACACGATCTGCACGGCAACCCAGCCCGATCGGCGAAGTCGGCCAAAGGTTACGTGTGCTTCGCCCGGATGATGAGCAAGGCCGAACGGCTCAAGCATTGGGACGCGGTGATGGTGGACGGCGAAGCGGAGCTGAAACAAGCCTTCATCAAGTTCTTCGATTCCGAACGCGAGCGGATCGCGGCGGCGCTGAGCAATTGGGGCAAGTCGAACTCCGACGCTTTTGACGACCTGATTTCGCTAACGGAACCGTTCGCCCCACTCATGCCCTACGGTCCAACAGCGGTCAAGAGTGAGCATGACGAAGCCGCCGAACGGTTGATCGCGCAACTGGTTCCCGTCGCCGGCACAACGGATAAGATGCTCGATATGGTCACGCCAGCTTTGACGCGGGTCGTGCTGTCCGGGGCCGAACGCGAATGGGCCGACATGAAGCCCGAAGACGGCAAGATGGTCGCGGAATGGGCACGCAAGCCCAAACCCAAGCCAGCGCCCGACCGGACTCCGCTGCCCAAAGAAATCCGCTCGCGCTGTCAAGACTACGTCGGGGACATGGTCGTCAATCCGTACTGGCAGGACATGACGCGGCGGACCCGGCTGCAAATGGCTCGCGAAGTTCGGCGTGGAGTCGCGCATGGCGAATCGCACGAACAAATCGAAGCCCGCGTGCTGGCGGTTGTCTCCCCGGAAAACGACGCGGTCCGGGCGGCGATGATCGCACGGACGGAAGCGACCGGGGCAATCAACATCGGCCAGCAAGCGGCGCGGGAGCATCTGACCGATTTGGGCTTGGTCGCCGGGAAACAATGGTCAGCGCTGCATCGCAATACGCGCGAATCGCATCTGTCGGCCGACGGGCAAACGGTCAAGGCAACGAAGAAGTTCAAAGTCGGCGGCGAGCGCTGTGACTTTCCCGGCGACCCGAACCTGTCACCGGGCGAACGGTGCAATTGTCAATGTGTGGCGCTTACTATCCCGGTCGATTGATCCATCACCCAAGGACCGTAGACGTGAGTGAAGCTAAAACCGATCGCGATGCTGTGTTGGAAACCAATCGCAAAGTCGATGCCGCGATCGAATGGCTCGAATTGCAAGCGGCTTTGCGAACCGGGTCCGGCTGCTTTGGCCGCACCTTGGTTGAAATGATTTGGGAGAAAGGCGCGATCCGCCGCGTCAAGTTGGCCGACGAAACTTTGATCGAAGATTTGACCGATGGCCAGCGGGCGGCGCTGAGGCTCGCCAACAAAAAACCAGAAAATCCGCGCCAAGAGCTTGACGCGGTTCCCGCAATTCGTTAGGGTTAGTGCAGACGACTAAAACGTTTTAGCCAAAACCGGCACCCCCCAGGATTCAACCGTCAAGGGGCCGGCAGTGCAAGACGGGGTCAAACCCCGCTCGCATTGCCGGCCCTTTTTTCGTTTGACGAGGCCAACAATGACGCTTGAAGAATTGCTTGCCGCCGTCAACAAGCGCGGCTATGGGCTGAACCGGATCGGCACTGCCGAACCCTATTTGAAGACCGTCGCCGGGGCAACCGGCACGCTTGCCCCGCGCGACCTTGGCAAGTATGCCGGGGCGACGTGGGAAGCCGCTCTCAAGGCGTCGAAAAATACGCTGGTGTACCGCAACGACGACATGAAGACCGTCAAGCGGTATTCGGAGCAAGAACTCAAAAACGCGGTCACGGAAGGCCCGAAGCCGATTGCGATGTTCGATGCCGTGTTGACGAGCATCAAGCAAGATCGCGACGGCGATATCCTGCATCCGGACGGTGCGGAAATCGACCCGTCCGCTCCGCTGTTGTGGCAGCACAACCCGGTCGAACCGATCGGGCGGCTGTTCAAAACGCTCAAGCAAGACAAAGACCACGCTGCCGGCCAACTCGGCATCGCCGATATTCCCTTGGGGCATGACGCGGCGTATCTGACCGAATTCGGGGCGCTGCGGATCAGTCACGGGTTCAAGCCCAAGGAATTCCAGCCGATCCAGGGCAAAGACGCGGATACGTTTTCAGGATTCGACATCCTGAAATACGAAATGATGGAAGTGTCTTTGGTGTCGGTACCGTCCAATACCGACGCGATCATTACCGCATTCAGCCGGATGAAGCTGGGTACCCCGATCGCGAAGTCGTGGGCCAAGTCGTTCTACATGGCCCGCCCGATCGTCGTCCGGGGCGGCTGGTCGGGGATGCGCAAAGCGACCGCCAATCTGGTCAAGGCGGCTGCCAAGGCCAAGAAGACCGGGCGCAAGAAGGCGTCGAAGGCGGCTGGCCAAGACTTCGAAGACGCTTTGGCGGCGGCGGCATCCACGATCAAGCATTCCGGCGATTACGGCTACTGCTTCTACAGCCAACCCGATGACACCAAGCAGGAATATACCGCGTGGTGGACTTCGGCGGACGGCGACAGTTGTACGGCGGACGACGGTACGCCCATGTCCACGTCCGACGAAATCAAGCAAATTTTGAGCGCGGTACCGGGCGTTACCAATGTCACCATCGAAGCCGAATCGACCCCGCCCAAGGATGAAGGCTGGCGGATGGTGTACCCGGAAGCTCAGGATTGGGTTGAGCAGCAAACGCAAGATACGACCGCTGGCGGCGCTGGCGGCGACACGACGGTCGGCGGGGCTGGTACGGATACCACGGTCGGCGGGGCTGGCACCGGTGGCCGCTCGGCCGGCAAGGGCAAAGGCAGGAAGGACGGCACCGCCCCGCCGGTCGCTGGATCGATGGAGCATATCGCCGAACTACTGCAAACGGCGCTGCCCGGCTACTTGGCCGCGCAAGGCGTCGTGGTCAACGACGGCGAACAGGTCTGCATCGTTGCGACGTATGCTGATCCGCCTTCGGTCGTCGTTTGCGTCGGCCCGCCCGAACCCGATGAAACATCGGAAACGCAAGACCGGTTTTACCAAATCGGCTATACCGTTGACGCCAACGATACGCCAACGTTGTCGGGTGTCCCGGTTTCGGTCGAACTGCAAACGATCGTTGTCAAGCCGGACGGCACCGAAGATACGCTGCCGGCGGGGGCAGGCGACGATACGCAGACGTCGGTACCGGGCGGGGCTGGCGATGGCACCGATACGACGACGGGCGGGGCTGGCGGCGACGGCAAGAGCGTCAAGGTGCGCCGCTGGGTTCTGGTCAAGCGCCGCAAAGGCAAGCTGACCAAAAAGGATCATGGCGACTTGACCGAAGCTTTGGAGCATATCACCGACGCTTTGGCGCGGGGTGGTTTGCCCAACGTAACCAAGACTTTGATCGCACGGGCCGGCTCGCTGGTCGAAGGCGTCGTCAAAGCCGCCAAGGCGGAAACCGGGCAAGCCAACCCGGACGAAAGTGACGACGAAGATTTCAGCGGGCCGAATCCGGGCATCAGGGAAACGCCCAAGGGGATCATGTCGCAAATCCGTTCGGCATGGCAGAAGGGGGCAATCAAGAACGCTTACGCCTTGACCTTGCTGTTTGACCAGCTTGGTACGTCTCTGATGGAAGCAAGCCGGCAAGAGGAACTGTCTCGCATGGGGCAGTAAGCCACGCGCGGACTAAAACGTTTTACCCAAACAGGAGCGAAACCAGTGTTCAAAGTCACCGCCGCGCTCAAGGCTTACTTGACGCAGCACCACCAGTTGAAGGCGAACGCTTCTGACGAAGAAGTCAAAGCGCTCGCGACCCAACTGCTTCTCACGAAGAAGTTGGACGTTGACAAGATCAACGAACTGTGCAAAGACGGCAACGACGCTGTCGCCAATATGGCGCAAGCATCCGCCGACGCGGCAACCAACGCGGTCAAGGCCGTGCTGGAAGCCTATGGCATCAAGCCGAAGGAAGGCGGAACCGGGACGGGCGGGACGGGCACCGAAGGCAAGACGACCGAAACGGCGGTCAAGCTGACCCCGGAAGAAGAAGCCGTCAAGTCGGTGCTGGCCAAGCTCGGCGTATCGATGGGCGACGATGGCGCGAAGTCGGCGACCCCGACGGACTTCGCGGGCGTCATGCACAAGAGCGCCAACGGCGCTTCGAACGTCCGCGTCAAAAACGCCTACGAATCGTACTCCAACACCAAAACGGCTTTGGTGTTCCCGAACGCGACCAAGTCCGGGGCCAAGCACTTCAAGGCGGGCCAACCGGCGACGTTCCACGGCGAACAGTTGTACTCCCCGTCCGATCTGACCAAGGCGGTGACGGCGGCGTACTTCAAGTGGTCGCTCGCGTCCAGTTCGCGTCCGTCGGACATTCCGCGCGGGCTGCGGATGACCGACCACGACAAGGATTTGGTCAACTACGCCATCCACGAAATGAAGTGGACGGGCTTGCTGAACGCCACCGAAGACGGCGGCGGCATCAAGGTCGCCCGGCGCAAGCTGACTGAATTCGAAATCAAGGCGCTGTTGGACGACGCGACTTCGGGCGGCGTCGAAATCGCCCCGATTGAATTCGATGATGCGTTGGTGACAACGCCCGTGCTGTACGGCGAATTCTTCCCGATGGTCGAAGTGTACGACGTGGCGCGCGGTCGCCGCATGAAGGGTGGTGCGGTCGCCAACCCAACGTTCGGTTCGACCCAAGAAGGCACGGCGATTACCGCCTTCGATACAACCAGCTTCGTTTCCGCGTTTGATACGACCATCTATGCCGCGTCGGCTGGCATGGAAATCGGCTTGGACTTCGAGGAAGACAGCCCGACCAACGTCGGGTCGATCATCATCGACAAGTTCGGCGAAAAGGCGATGGAATGGCTGGACCGGGTCATCGTCGCCGGCAACGGCACGACCGAACCGCAAGGCATCACGCTGGCTTCGGGTATCACGACGATCAACTCCGACAACGGTGTCAGCGGACCGCCGACGGTATCCGATTACGAAGGCTTGATGTTCGGTGTCACCAAGGCGTTCCGCACGAACAAGGGTTCGCGCAACGTCTTCTTCGGCAACGAAACGTCGTACCGGCGTGCCCGTGCGATCCCGGTTGGCCCGGCGGATGAACGGCGTGTCTTCGGGTTGACGCATGGCGATTACATGCTGCTCGATCAGCCGTACAAGATTCAAGGGTCGCTGACCAATAGCCAAATCGGCTACGCGAACCTTGGCTATTACCGGATGTACCGGCGGCTCGGCTTCAACGTGCGGATGGAAACCGCCGGCAACTATCTGGCGACGCGCAACCTGCGGTTGATCGTGGTGCGGATGCGCTACGGCGGGCGCATGGAATTGGGCGGGGCGGCGGCGTTGTCCAGCGATTCGCAGCAGTAAACCATAGGCGACGGGCTGGCCGGGCAGCCTGTCGGCTAAAACGTTTTACCCGGATGGTTGGTCAAAGGGGGAGCGGACTTCCCGCTCCCTTTCTAACGGACGCAAGTCCGAAGGGCTCGTAGAAGCCCTGAACCAGTAGGGGGATCGACGCGATGGCTGGCATCATGTTCATCACGGGCGGCGGTTT